CAAATCATTATTTCAATCGTAAAAATTTAATTATGAAACCAGATAGTTTTGAAATCAAAGGAATTAAAGCAGTAATAGTAATAGTATTATGCTTAGTAATAGCAATGTTAGCCGATAACTTATAAACCCAAATATGAAAACAGAAAAAAAAGAAGTAGTCTGCATCCGACTACCCGAATCAATCAAAAAGAAAGTAGATGCCGAAGCTAAAAGGATGTATTTAGCACCAAGTAAATTAGTGTCCATAATTGTACAAAAATATTACGAACCTAAAAACCAATAGTATGAAATTAGATTACCAAGGGAAACAACTAAAACTACACAAAAGAGCAACCTGCCTATTGGAACTATTAAAAAAAGCACAGGCAGAACAATCAAGACAAGAAAAGTTATTATCAGAATGGAGAGCAGCAGGGAATTATGATAATATTAGATTATTTACACACGAAAATAATTACCTTATTAGAATTGCTGAACTTAATGATGTTCAAAAACGAGTTTTACAAAGTTATTATTGGCTTGTTATAGAATTATATTCTATATCTGAGAACTTTATGTTACCTATAAATATTATCCAATGAGTTATACCGATAACAGTAAAGTAGAATTACATCGTCTAATTTACATTTTAGAAGTAGAAAATGAGATGTTAAGAAACCAAATTATTAAACTTAAAATTGAAAAAAATGAACTATTGGACAATGCCCACATTAAGGGAAAGAGAGAAAGCAATGAGAAAGAGGCTTGATTATGCCGACACCATTATTGAGAATGTTTGCAACTATTATAAGGTTACAAACAAGGATATAAGAGGTAAAAGCCGAAAATATATCCATACCAAGCCTAGATTTGTTGCTATTTGGCTGATTAAAGAGGAACTAGGGCTGAAATTAACCGCTATCTCGGATATGTTTGGGCGAAATCATACCACGATTATACATTCGCTTAAAATGATACAAGATAGCCTTTCGCAGAAGTATGATACCGATATATCGGATGACATAAAAGAAATAAAAAAGATTTTGAGTTATTAACAAAAAAGTTTATTTTTAATTTTTAAACATTATAAAAACCACTAGTATGAAGGAATTAACAACAAAACCACTTATGAACATTTACAAGGCAATTTCTGACTTTCAGCAGGAATGTCCTGTAATTCATAAAGGCACAACAGGGCATAATTATACTTATGCAGATTTGCCTACTATTTTAGAAGTTATTTATCCATTACTCAAAAAACACAAATTAGGGTTTATTCAACCTTTAGATGGGGATGCCTTAAAAACTATTGTTTTCCATATTGAAACAGGGGAACAAATAGAAAGTTCAGTTATTATCCCACAAATTACATTAAGGGGAATGAATGAATTTCAGTCACTTGGGTCGGGGATATCGTATTTTCGCAGATATGCTCTTAGTTCGTTTTTCGGTTTAGTAAGCGACAAAGATACAGATGCAGCAGGGGAAAAAGCTACTGCAGTATTTATTAAAAAACATAAATCAGTATTGGATTTAACACTTGCTATTGATATGTGTGAATCTCTTGCAGAATTAAAAAAATTACATACTTTAAATTCTGATTTAATGAACGATGGTATAATTGCATTATTCACATCTAAAAAAGCAAATTTATGATTGACTACAAACTACAAAAATTAAGAGAATTAGTTGAGTATTATAATTGGAAATATGAATGTACTCGCCATATTGGTAAACATTCAGCTTGGGATGATTTAATACAAGCTAAAAAAAATCTAAAGGAATACAAAGCTAAAACCTATCCAGTAACAAGATTATTAACCCCTGCTCAACCATTTTTAAGAATGAATGATTGGACAGAACAATACGAAAATTATGAATGAATTTCCTAGCATTGATTTAATGATTGGTCAATTACATAAATCAATTACAGAGATAGAATCTACAAGCCTTTCAAAAGAAAATTTTGTATTAAAAACTTTACAAACTGCACTTAGATTAGCTTTAGATATTAAATCCGAAGAATTAAATTATTTTAAAACTAAAAACAATTAATATGGCAATTAGTACTTGCTGCGGAGCAGAAACCGATATGGATGAAATGGGCATTTGTCCTGAATGTTTAGAGCATTGTGACTGTGAAGAAGAAGACGAAGAAGAAATACAAAAGGATTTAAATGTAGAAAACCAAATCGAAGAAGAAAAAATTAATAACCAAAACAAATAAAAATGATAGTATTATCAATTGAAAAAGAAGCCGTTAAATGGAAAAAATCCGAAAAGAATGGCAAAGAGTATGCAACAGTAGTAGTAGAAAAACGAAAAGAAAAGGATAAGTATGAGAATACTCATTCAGTATCTAATTCGCAATCTAAGGACGAAAGGGCAGAAAAAAAGAAAAAAGAGTATGTAGGTTCAGGTAAGGAATATATCTTCGAAAAAAAGGAATATCCTAAATCAGTTAACCAACAAGAATCTGAAGATGATTTGCCTTTTTAATAACAATCTAAAAACAAAAAAATGAGTCAAAAACAACAGGTTGCCAACTACCTACAAAGTGGCAAAAGTTTAACACCAATCCAAGCGTTAACTAAATTCGGAAGTTTACGATTAGCAGCGATTATTTTTAATTTAAAAGCTGATGGGTTCAAGATTAAAACTGAATTAATGAATATAGGAACTAAGAAAAAACCACGAAATGTGGCTAAATATTCAATAAATTAGTTTATCTTCGCTAAAGGTGTAGGATACCTAATTTTAAACTTATTGGCTCGAAGCTGAACCCCTAATCCTACTGGGGGGGATGCCTAGAGCTTTTTTTATTTTATGAAAAGCAATACATATTATTTCAGCCATGATTATAACGCTGCAAATGATACAAAAGTCCTTTTTTTAAGGCATCAATTAGGTATGGAAGGTTATGGCATTTATTGGTATTTAATAGAGCAATTAGCAAATGCAGGTGGGAAATTGCCTTTAGAATTAATCCCTGTTTTAGCTATGCAGATGCATTGTACAGATGTAAAAGTAAATGGAGTTTTAATGAATTTTGGGTTGTTTTCAATTGAATCGGGAGAATTTTGGTCAGAAAGGCTTCAAAATCATTTAGAATTAAGGCAAAAATTAAGCGAAAGCGGTAAAACAGGAGCAAATAATAGGTGGGGCAATAGGGTGGCTATTGGGGAGGGCAATGCAAAGGAAAGTAAAGAAAAGGAAATAAAAGAAAAGGAAATTAAAATAAAAGAAATAAATATTGATTTTGATTTTTTTTGGGACTATTACGATAAGCGTGTAGGGGAAAAAAGTAAAATAAAAAAGAAATGGGATAATTTAACTGATGAAGAACGAGAAAAAGCCTTTAAATTTATAGAATCATACAAAATAGTTCAACCTGACAAACAATTTAGGAAAAATCCTGAAACATTTTTAAACAATAAATCTTGGAACGATGAAATCATTAAACCAACTTCTAGTACAAAACTTACCTATGCAGAACGTGAATGGGAAAAGTTTAAAAACTTGGGATAAAGATGAATTGGTAGTATTTCAAGCAATGGAATCAATGGGAATAAAACAATGTTCTAGGATTGAAGTATTAGAACATTTAAAAACTTGTCTTGCTTTAAGTGGCACACAAGTACCAACAAATGAAATTTTTAATCTATGTGTATCATTTATTATAGAATCTTATGGACAATACAAACTTAAAGAACTAGGGACTGCTTTTAAAATGTTTGCAGAGGATAAATTTTCTATTGATAAGCATATAAACTTTAGTCCTAAGTTAATTGGTGAGGTAATGAATGCATATAAGAAAATAGCAGTACAAGTAAGAAATAAGATTGAAGTAAACGAAATAAACGAAACACCTATGGAAATAGATGAAGAACAAGTAATGAAAGATGAAGCCGAATATTGGAAGACATCAAAGAAGGATTGGCGGTTTTTAAACTATCAATGTTTTGATTATCTATGGAAGCGTAAGTTAATCAAAATAAGTCCTGAAAAGGCTGATTTTATAAAAGCTAGGGTAAATGCCTATAATTTGGCACAGGCTAGAAAACCTGAAGATATTTTAACAGATGAAGAAACTATTAGGCAACAATGCAAAAAATATTCATTAAAACTTTATTACGATAACGAGTTATGATAGAAACATACATACCTATGGAAGATGTGCTTATTAGGGTAAAATACCATCCTGATATAACAAAAGAAGAAAAGGCACAATTTGAAGAAATAGTTAAAGGTCTTTATATGACCGATAAAAGAAAAGAAAAAGTATTTAAACCTATAATTAAAAACCAAAAACGTAAAAAACTATGAAAATCATTATTGGATTAATCTGTATCTCATTGATATGGTTTATCTATCAAATTAAAAACTCAAACTACGAAAAATGAAACAAACATTAGAACTAATTAAATTCTTCTTTATTTCAGTCCCAGTATTCCTAGTTGTTTACTGCACTGCAATGATTTGTATTGAAATTAAAGACCTAATAAAACGATGAAAGCATTAATTGTCATATTGATTTGGGAATTACTAAAAGAATTATACTATTATCTTATAAAAAAACTATGAAAGGACACGAGAATGCACAACCTGTGAGAATGATATTCCTAGACACTAAAGAAGAAATAGAGTTTAAATCAGTAGCCTATGCCACAAGGATAACAGGAGTAAATGAATACCAAATAAAGGAATCCTTTAGCCCTATTAAAAAGAAGCGATTTGAGTACCAAGACCGAAAAATAACGTTTCGTATCAAAAAGTAACTTAGTTTTGCATTATGGCACTACCTACGATTCCTAAATTAACGGCAAAGGCTCAAACAATATTTAATCGATATATTCGTACAAGGGATTCACAAGATGGATTTTTTACTTGTATTTCTTGCGGTCAAGTTAAAGGACACGAAGTTATGGATGCAGGGCATTACGTTCCAGTCAAAGGAAGTTCTGCATTAAGATTTGATGAGTACAACGTTAATGGAGAATGTAAGTCTTGCAATGGCTTCGACCAATTTCATCTAATAGGCTACCGAAAGAATTTAATAGATAAAATAGGCGAAAGAATGGTTTTACATCTAGAAAGCCAACATAGGCTAATAAAACGTTGGTCAAGAACTGAATTAAACGAAATAATCGAAAAGTACAAATAATGGCTAAACTAAATGCAAATGGCAAAGTTTCCTTTGGAGCAAGGAAAAAAGGCAAGGCAAAAAAATCTTATAATAAACATACACCAAAACCAAAACCTAGTCGTGGACAAGGTAAGTAACTATGAAAATACAAGAAATCAAACCCAACCCCAACAACCCCAGAATTATCAAAGACCACAAGTTTAAGCAACTTGTTAAGTCTATTCAGGATTTCCCTCAAATGCTAGAACTTAGACCTATTGTAATAGACGAGAACAATATGGTATTGGGTGGAAATATGAGGCTAAAAGCTTGTTTAGAAGCTGGATTGACTGAAGTACCTGTAAAAATAGCTTCAGGTTTATCAGTGAAACAACAGAGAGAATTTATAGTAAAAGATAATGTAGGATATGGAGAATGGGATTGGGATTTATTGGCAAACGAATGGGATTCTGAAGATTTATCTGAGTGGGGTTTAGATGTGCCAAAATTTAATTTTGATAATGACGAAGAACCAGAAATAGACAAAAATTTATTAGGGAATACTTTAGATAAATATTTAAATAATAATATAAAACAAATAGTACTTTATTTTGAAAATGAAAATTATGAACCTACAATGATAAGATTAGATTCTATTGCAAAAGCAAATGATTTAGAAGATAATAGTCAAGTATTGTTATTATTGTTAGAAAAATATGAAACAAAATGAATTTAGTTTTAAGTTTTTTAAAATGTGGCAAACAAAGCATACAACCATCTAATAAAATAGCCGTATGGATTTCTAAATTATTAGAATATAGATTAATAGATACAAAAGAAAAAGCAGAATTTGCTTTAAATTATAATATTGATACATTAATAATTGTAAACGGGATTACACTTTTTTGTGAATTTAGAGAAGAAGCTAAAAAACTAATTTATAATGCTAAAAAAATAATATGGATTGGGAACGACTATAGCATTAAAATACCTTCATTATTAAAAAATAATTTGAATGGTAAATCTATAATTAGAATAGCTCAATATGATAATTTTGATAATATAAAAAATCATTATACTTTAGATTTAAATAAACTATTATCAAAAAATGATATGCCAAAAAATATATACGATATATCTGGATTGTTTTATTATGGTGCTTTTAGAGAAGGTAGATTGAATAGTTTCAATAAATATTTGAAATTTAATAAAAATTTAGATATACATATTTTAAGTAGTAAAAATAATGCAGAAAATTATTATAAAATAAATAGTAAATCTAATATTTATACAAATAAAACAAACGTATTAGATGTTTTACCTAAATTTCAATGTTCAATATATATTGAAGATGATTTTTCTCATAAAAATATTATGACACCAGCTAATAGATTTTATGAAATAATATCTTGTAAAACACTTTTATTTTATGATTACGCTTGTAAAAAAACATTAGAAAACGCAGGTTATTGGGATGAAGATTTTGCAGTTAATAGTCAAGATGAAATTATAGAAAAATTAAAAAATTATAACGAATTAAGAGAAAAACAAATATTAAAGTATTCTGAAAAAAATTTTAAAAAAGAATTAGATAACGATTTCAAAAAAATATATTTTTCTATATGAAAATAATAGAATTAAAATCTAAAATTATTGATTTATCTGTTTATAAAAAAAGAACAGCTTTAGATTCTGACGCAGAACAATTAATAAATTATGATTGTTTGATTACAGAAAATGGCGTTCCTAAAATATTGTATGTTAAATTAAAAAATGATACTGACGCTTTGAGATGGGCAGTAAAAAATATCAAATATTCTACTTCAATTCGTTCTGCAGGATTAAAAACTCAATCAGCAATATTTGGTTATAAACCTAAAATAGTAATGAGGTCTGATTTTTGTAGTTCAACAAGTATGATTAATAATTTCCCGAAACAACATTATTTTATTACGGAATATGCTAAAAAATTAACTGATTATTATAAAGAATATTTCCCAGATATATTTAATATACATGAAAAAATAGTAAAAGAAAAAATATTAAATGAATGGACTATAGAAAGCACACCTTTTACTAGCGGCATTGTTAATAAAGATAATGCTTTAAAATATCATCACGACGCAGGAAATTTTAAAGGAGTACTTTCAAATATGGTGGCTTTTAAAAGAGGAATGATTGGAGGTAGATTAGTTTTTCCTGAATACAATATTAAATTTGAAATTGATGATAATACGTTATCGGTTTTTGATGGTCAAAGCATTTTGCATGGAGTAACTAACTTTGAAAAAGAAAACGAACAAGCGTATAGATATACTATTGTTTATTATTCGCTTGAACAAATGTGGAAATGTGATTCTATAAACGAAGAATTAAATAGGATAAGAAAGAAAAAAAAAGAAAGGGAATTTAATAGAATAAATCCTGAACATTTAAAAACTTTAGTTAAAGCTAAAAAAAATTTAGATATAGCTTCAGATAAAGCATATCAAGCACATTTTAATATTAATAAAAATGAGTAATGATAATTTAAAACCTTTCCAAAAAGGTGTAAGCGGGAATCCTACAGGAAGACCAAAAGGTGTGTTGAATAGTAAAACAAGATTACTTCGTTTATTGGAATTAGTTACTACAACTAAAAATCCAGTAACAGGCGAAATGGAAGAATTTAGCATTGCCGAACAACTAGATATGAAAATTATAGCTAAAGCAATGAAAGGAGATATAAGGGCTTATCAAGAATTGCTTGATAGATTAGAAGGCAGAGCCAAACAAACAAACGAAATAGAATTAAGCGGCGGTTTAAATATTACTTGGGAAGAAAAGAAAAACTACATTGAAAAAAAAGGAACTATTTAATGGAACTATCCATCAAGCAAACAACTGCTTTAGACTTATTAGAAGATAAAACAACAAATGAAATACTATTTGGAGGCGGAGCAGGTGGCGGGAAAACTGCTTTAGGTTGTTATTGGCAGTTAAAACAAAGATTGAAATATCCCAATACAAGAGGACTAATTGGCAGAGCAGTATTGAAAACACTTAAAGAAACAACCCTTGTTTCGTTCTTTCAAATAGCTAAAATGCAAGGATTAGAAGCAGGTAAGCATTATAAGTTTAACGGACAATCTAGCCAAATAGAGTTTCCTAATGGTTCAACAATCCTACTTAAAGACCTTTACTCCTACCCTTCCGACCCAAACTTTGATGAATTAGGTTCATTAGAAATTACAGATGCTTTTATAGATGAGGCTAACCAAGTAGATGACAAAGCAAGAAATATTATTAAATCAAGGATAAGATTCCAACTTGACCAAAACGATTTAGTACCTAAGATTCTTTACACTTGTAACCCTGCAAAAAATTGGGCTTACTCGGAGTTCTACAAGCCACAACAAGACGGAAGCATAGCAGACAATAAAAGATTTATTGTTTCGTTAATAGATGATAACCCTTACATATCCAAGCACTATAAGGAAAACCTTTTAACTTTAGATAAAGTCAGCAAAGAAAGATTGCTATTTGGTAACTGGGAATATTCTTCTGACCCTGCACAATTAATAGACTATGAAAAAATACTTGATTCATTTAGGAATGACTTTGTGCCTAGTGGTCCTTCTTACATTACTTGCGATGTGGCACGTTTTGGCTCTGATAGTACTGTCATTGGGATATGGAGTGGAATGCGTGTTAAACTTTATCAATACAATGGCAAGTCGGTTGTTGAAGTTGCTGAACTTATAAAAAACTTTGCATTGGAGTATAAAGTACCTTATTCAAATATTGTGGTAGATGAAGATGGGGTAGGTGGTGGGGTAGTTGATATTCTAAGATGCAAAGGATTTGTAAATAATAGTTCAGCTTTAAAGAACCCAATAAGCCACGCTAAGGAAAACTTTGACAATCTTAAATCACAATGCTATTATAAACTTGCCGAATTAATAAATGATAGCAAATTGTATATCAATGCTGACGGCAAACAAAAACAAATGATAATTGAGGAATTGGAACAAGTAAAACAAAAATACGTTGATAATGATTCAAGTAAAGGTATAATACCAAAGGATAAAGTCAAAGCAGCGATAGGTCGTTCCCCAGACTTTTCGGATTGTTTAGCTATGAGAATGTATTTTGAATATACTCCTAAATTCGTTGTCTCTGTATTTTAGTATAAAATAACTAACTTTGACTAAATATTAATAATATGGCTATTTGGGATTTCTTATCCAAGAAAAAAATTTCTGCCGTTAAACCTTTGCAATCTGTTCTACCAATGACTGGTCCTTTAGGTTCAAGTGTTGCAATAAATAGAGGGATAGTAACTTGGCAAGGTGCAGATGCACAATCTTTTGTTAATGATGGATATGTTGGTAATGATATAGTTTATTCAATTGTTAGACTTATTACCGATAAAGCAAAACTTGCTCCTTTCGGTGTTTTTAAAGTTATTAATGAAACAGCAGCTAAAAAATATAAGGCTTTAATGAGCCAACCTGAAAAGATAAAGAATTGGAAAGATGTTTTGGAATTAAGAAGCAAAGCATTTGAAGAATATACAGGCGACCAAAGATTAAATGAATTGCTTAAACATCCTAACGAAGAAGATTCTTGGGCAGATGTTGTTGAACAATGGTGTGCATTTAAATTAGTTACAGGTAATAGTTTTGTTTATGGTCGTCTTATTGAAGGTGGTGCCAATATGGGTAAGCCTTTAACGATTAATGTACTTCCTGCTCAATATATGGCTATTATAGCAAACGTAGAGGTATTCCCTCCTGTTGTTGCAGGGTATCAATTATATTTTGGTAAACTTTGGTCATTTAAAAGAGAAGAAATTTTACACGATAAATATTTTAACCCACAATGGAATATTACGGGCAACCAACTTTATGGGCAAAGTCCACTCAAAGCTGCATCACGGACTTTAACACGTTCGAACGAAGCGAAAACCGCAGCAGTATCTGCATTTCAAAATGGTGGACCTGCTGGAGTATTGTTTATGAACGACGATAGATTCGACCCAATAAGTGGTGGCGAACAAGCAGCAGCATTAAAGAAATCAGTTAGTGAAAAAGCAGGTTCCTCAAACTACAATCAAATTGCAGTAAGTGGTTATAAAGTAGATTGGAAAGAAATAGGATTAAGTCCTGTTGAATTAGGAATACTTGAAAGTGAAAAGTGGGATATGGTTTCTCTTTGTAATGTTTATGGAGTACCTAGTCAATTAATGAATGATGCATCTAATAAAACTTTTAATAATCAACAAGAAGGGGAAAAGGCTTTAACACTTCGTTGTGCTATTCCTTTGTTAAATGAAATTAGAGATGACTTTAATAAGAAACTTCATACAGATTGGGGATATGCAAACCAACAAGATATATTTATTGATTATGATTTAACTGTCTACCAAGAACTTGAAGCTAATAAAGTACAACAAGTTGATTGGTTAGATAAAGCTTGGTGGTTAACTCCTATTCAAAAATATGAGGAAATGGGTATTCACGTTCCTGATGAATTAAGAGATGAATTAAGTAAAATATATATCCCTAGTAATTTACAAGCATTAGATACATTCCAACCAATGGAAGCACCAAAGAATCTTAACGACCTTTTAAATAATAAATAATGATAAACGATTTAGAAAAACAAATCAGCCAATTAGAAGCACAATACAAAGAATTGAAAGCCTTTAGTGATGTAGAAATGTCTTCAACTGAAACCCCTATAATGGGTGCTGAACCTGTTGAAAACGAACCAATGGAAGATACTCCAATGGATAATTTTGTAGACTTAGTTTATTGCTTAAAGCAATCTAACGAACAAGCTATTGTATTTCATCATCAAACTACTTCATTCTCTTGCCATAAGGCTATGGATAATTATTATTCATCTATAGTAGGTTTAGTAGATGGCTTAGTAGAAAGCGTAAGTGGTATTTATGGTAGACCAATGGGATATGAATTAGTTAACCCAATAGATTATCAAAGCGTTGAGCAAGTTATTGCATACTTTCAAGCATTATATACAGAAGTTCAAACTGAAAGAATGGTAACATTCCAAGAATCTTGGATACAAAATCAAATAGACGGAATAGCTGAATTAATAGCTTCAACACTTTACCTTTTAACACTTAAATAGTGACCCCTCAATACAAGCAATTGTATAATAGAGCATTAAAGACGTATTCACCAAAGTTTAAAAAAGAACTTCAAGCACAGGTGGATACGTTTTGTCGTACACAATCATTAGAGGATTTACCCACTAAAGGCTTAAAACAGACGATTTATTCACTTCATATAGCGATGGGTACACAAATGGCAGATAATGCCTACAAAGGGCTTAAAAAGGGCATTAAATCGAATCTACCTAACGAATACAAAGGATATTTTACAGATTTATGGCAAAATGTAATAGTTCGCTACTTAGATTATAAAGGATTATCCCAACTTATTAAGGATATTACCGACACTACTAAGGAACAAATTAACCGATATATCAGGAAAGGAGTAGATGAAGGATTGACATTACAACAAACAATAAAGAATTTAAAGACTGCAGGGATTACGGATTATAGAGCCGAACTTATCGCACGAACAGAAACGGCAAAAGCAGCAAATACAGGTTCAGTAGTTGGTGCTATTTCAACAGGATTAAGAACAAATAAGATTTGGATTAGTACGTTAGATAACCGTACAAGAATTATGCCTAGAGATAGAAGCGACCATTATCATATGAATGGAATACAAGTACCAATAGATACAAAATTTGAGGTGCCTACATTAGATAATATGGGTTTTGAATATATGGATTATCCAGGCGACTTTCACGCATCAGCAGGAAATGTATGTAATTGCCGTTGCACTATTGGTTATGCAGTTGTTAAAGATAACAATAACGACTATATAACTTATGACAATAATCCACCAAAAGGAGATATGGGTAAGATATGGAGTTTATTAAATGATAGCAATACTAATGATGTTTATTCTTTAATTTCTCAAAGATTATAAAAAAATAATAACTTTGTTATATGGGTAAAGTACAATTAAAAGATATTAACGATTCTATAATGGACGTTAGTACAAAGACAAGGACTGTAAAAGCAGTATGGTCAAGAATGAATAATATTGATTTAGACAATGATATTATAGTTCCTGAAGCATTCACTAAGACATTAACTGAACGTGGACCAAAAGCTAAAAATATGATTTGGTCATTGGTAGACCACAAAGCAGATATGAATCACGTAATAGGTAAACCTAGTGAGCTTTATGTTGATGGCGACAAATTGGTAGCCGTTACACAAATAGTAAAGACACAAGCAGGAGAAGATTTAATTAAACTTTATGATGCAGGTCTTATCAATCAACATTCTATTGGATTTAGTACAATAAAACAAACAGAAGAAAAAAGTGGTGTAAGAACAATTAGTGAATTAAAACTTTACGAAGGTTCAGCAGTTCTTTGGGGTGCAAATCCTGAAACACCAACTTTAGGTTTTAAAAGCGAATCTAGAGAATCATTATCTTTGCGTTTAGACAATCTATTAATAGCAATTACTAAAGGGAATTATTCCGATAGTACTTACCAATTAATGGAATCCGAAATAAAGAGAATACAGGAATCTTTATTGACAATCACTCAACCCGCAGCAGCAGTCGAGCCGAAATCAACAGAAGAAACTGATATTGTCAAAGCAATTAAACAATTTAATCAATTATTCAAAAAGTAAAAATGGAAAATTTAGACTTAATTAAAGAAATGGCTGAAAATGTGAAGGGATTCGCAGGTCAAATCGAAGATGTAAAATCATCTGTAAGCGTCGTTAAAGACGAAATGCAAAAGCAAATCGACGTAGCTTTCGCACAAAAGAAAACTGCTGCTTCTAAAGAAGTAAAATTCTTTGATGAATTAGTAGTAGAGAAAATGGAAGGTAGAATGGACGAATTAGAATCAACTTTAAAAAAAGGTGGTAAATTCCGTATCGAAATGCCTGAAGCAAAAACAATGACTATCGCAGGTAACGTAACAGGAAATCCTGTGACTACTTATGCTTTACGTCCAGCTTTGCAACCAGCTCAATTAGTTAACTTCCGTGATTTAGTACCAACTGTAAGAAGCGAAAGCGGTCTTTACACTTTCTACAAAGAAAACACAGGAGAAACTAACAACATTGCTTCTCAAACTGAAGGTGCTGCTAAAGGTCAAAATGACTACAACTTGACTGAAACTAAGATTGTAAACTCTTACATCGCAGGTTTCTCTCGTTTCTCTAAGCAAATGATGAAATCTTTACCTTTCTTGTCTCAATCTTTGCCAAGAATGTTACAAAGAGATTTTTTCAAAGCAGAGAATGCTTCTTTCTTCGGTACTGTTAGTGGTGCTGCAACTGGTAATACTACAATGGTTCAAACTGTTGACTTAAAGCAATTAGTTGAATTAATCGCAAACCAAAAAGCTGCAAACTTTAACCCTTCTTACATTTTAGTATCTCCTGCTCAACAATCAAAAATCTTGATTGACACAATCAACGCAGGTTACTATGTAGGTTCAGGTAGTGTACAAATCGGAACTGGTGGTGACATCACAATTTGGGGTGTACCTGTTATTTCTGCTACTTGGGTTACCAACGATAAAGCATTAGTTATTGATGCTGATTACATCGAGAGAGTAGAGGTAGAAGGAATTGCAATCGAATTCTCTTATGAGGATAGCGACAACTTCCAAAAGAACTTAGTAACTGCTCGTATCGAGTGTTATGAGGCAATCAACTTAATGTTGCCAGGTTCTGCTATCTATGCTACATTGAATGCATAATTCTAATGGTTAGATAAATAAATTACCCTCTACTTAAAACGTAGGGGGTTTTTTATTATAATTAATGTAAATTTGTAAAAAAGAGATTATGTCTTTCTATAATTATTTGATTGATTTTACCCTTACTAATGTAGGAACTCCAACAGAACCAGTAACACTTGCCGAAGCTAAAAACTATTGTCGTGTAACTACATCAGCAGATGATGCTTTAATTACCGACTTAATTACCGAAGCAAGAGAAGCTATTGAAAAGGCAACAGGACTTTGCATAGTTCAAAAGACAGTTAAGATATGGTTTAATAACCCAGCTAGTAATTTTAGCATTCCTTATGGACCAATAGACCCAACAACTTTTAAACTTTATGATAATGTTAATAATACAGAAATTTTAGCTATTAATTATCGTTTAGTCGGTGGGCAATATCCTAGCCTTAATTTTCCTATTTGGAATCAATTGAGGGCAGAATATACAAGTGGGTTTATAACCCTCCCTAAAGAGCTTAAAATAGCCATTTTGGACCAAATAGACTTTGACTACGAAAATAGAGGAGCAGATATAGAAAGATACGACCAATCAGGGGTATGTCAAAAGGCTTGGAGAACTTGTCAAAGATATACTAGAACTAGCCCAATATTATAATATGCAAATAGGTCAAAAAAAAGGCAGAAATGTTAATTCCTCTACGATGACTAGAAGGGCAGATTTATATGCTCCTACTATTACAAGTGATGGCGAAGGTGGTTATAATACTGCTTTTACTTTACAAGAAACTGTATGGGGAGATTTTAGACCTGCTCATAGTATTAGAACATTACTAGAAGATGAAAAGACTTTTTATCAAGATGCTAAACTTTATATTCGTTATGGAACAACTATAACAGAAGAATATCAAGTATTTGTAGAGGGTAAAACATATACAATTCAATCAATAAATGATGTTGATAATCAGCATCGTTTTTTAGAAATTAATTTTTATGGTTAATGTAGAAGCTGGATTTGGTATTAATAATCTTAATGGTCTTGGAGAAAAGATACAAAGAGCATTAATAGGTGCTTTACAAGAAGCAGCATTAAACATAGAAACTGCAGCTAAAATTGATTGTCCTGTACATATGGGTGTTTTAAGAAATTCTATACATATTGAATCTGTTAGACAAGAAGATTATTATGGTTATAAAATAGGTTCTTATTTGCCTTATGCTCCTTATGTAGAATTTGGAACAGGTACATTGGTATCTGTGCCATCTGATTATAAAGAATTTGCTTTACAATTTAAAGGTCAAAAGGAAGTTGCAGGTATGAATGCTCAACCATATTTATTACCTAATTTTGAGATGCAAGTAGAAAATTTTAAAAATAATATAGAAAAAACATTAAAAGATGTATAATCCTAATATTGACATAAAAAAATGGTTTTATACTAATTTAGTATCAGCAACAGGACTAGGTGTTTATGATGGAATTGCTCCTGTAACTGCAGGAAATGAGTACCTTATTTTAACCGATAGAACATCAAGTCAAGTACAAGGCAAAAACGGATATACAAATACATTAGTGTTTATGATAGACATTGTTACAAAAAATGCTAACTTTGGCTTTAAACGTGCTGAAACAATTAGCAATTTGATTTTAAGTGCTATAAATTCGGATACAACAATAACACTACCAACAGGATGGAAAGCATCTAGTTTAAGTGTTGGAGGTATTAGAAATTTATCGGCTTTAAATCCACTTGACAATGTATTCAGAACATTAATAACATATAATTTAACAATAACTCAAAATTAAAATAAAATGGCAGAATCTAAAGTATCAGCTAGAAGTTACTTACTATTTGCAGACGAATCCAATACTGGAACCTACAAAGTAGTAGCTTGTTTAACTTCAAACGCTATTACATCAAGTAATAACGTAATCGATGCATCTTCTAAATGTGGAGATGACTACGAACCAGGACCAAACTTTAAGCAAACAATTAAAGCAGAAGGATTTGCAATTGACCAAACAGGAGCAGAAAGTAAGGATTCTTACGATATGCTTTACTCTTTGCACGTTGCTAAAACTAAGTTTGCTATCAAAATGGGACCATCTAGCCCATCGGCTGGTAATGTAACTTATGGTGGTACTGCTACTGATTTAGTGTTTATTTCTAATTGGGACTTAACTGCTCCTGATAAAGAAGATGTGAAGTTTACTGCAACTTTTGAAGTAGTAAATCCTCCATTATCACAAGCTAGAGTAACATCATAAAAACCTAAAAACTATGTTTGAATTAAGACTGAACAACAACACAATCCATTTAAAGTGGGGGACTTGGGCTATGCGTGAGTTTTGCATAGAATACAATATTACTTTAGAAAAGTATTTTGAGATTCTTGCTACTTCACAAAAGGACATTAGCGTAATTATTAAACTTTTTTATATTGGTTACAAATCAGGTTGTATCAGTAAAAAAGAAGAAATAATTTATAAAGAAGAAGATGTCTGTGAATGGATAGATGAAATAGGTTCTATTTTTAAAGTTGATGGTCAATTGGTAGATTATTTTAAATATATCTTATCAAATACTAATATTAATGTTAGTACGACAAAAGAAACTGAGAAAAAAAAAGCCTCAAAAAGTTAACTTGGGATGATATTCTAGTTAAGGCTGCAGAATGTGGAATAAAACCAAGTGAATTTTGGGAAATGACTTGGAAAGATTATAGTATAATAGTTTTGGGAACAGAACGCAAAGAAGTAAATGATTGGGCGAGGACAAGAAACCTCGCCTATATTATATACTTAACAAATACTTCTGAAAAGCATCCTAAATCCTTAAAATCATTTTGGCATATTCCACAAATAGATGATATTGATGAGCCTGAAGAAGAACAATATTTATCAAGTGACCAACTTTTACGAACTTTGGAGTTGTACGGAATAAATTAAAATAAATGGCAAATCAAATAGCTGAATTTTTTGCACGGATATTTCTTAAAAATGAAATATCTCCAGAGTTAGATAAGATTATTGATGAATTATTATCATTAAATAAAACTATTGAAAATTCAAAACATCCTGAATTACTTGTACAAGAAAAGGCTAGAGTAGATGAATTAACACAATCATTTATACAAAATGGTGGTCAAGCCAAAGAATTATCACAAATTTTAACATATCAAGGAGCAGAAGGTGCAAGTCGGTTTAATAAGGAAGTAGAGAACCTTACCAATAGTTCATATAATAATTTTCGTGCCATAGGTCAAATGGATAGAGTTACTCGTGAATTTGCTTCAGGAGGATTAAATCAAGGTTTGAATGGGTTAACAATGTTTGGTAATTCATTAACTCGTTTAGCGGTTCAAGAAGGCGGGTTTAAAAATGCTCTAACAGGATTAGTTCAAGCATTTACTGGACCTGCTGGTATTGTATTAGCGGTATCTGCAGCAATAGGTTTTTTTGAAGAATGGCAAAAAACGCAAAAAAAAGCTGAAACTGCAACACAAAAACACGCTAAAGAAATTGAAAAAGAAAAGCAGGATATTGACCAACTTTATGAATCAACTGCAAAAGAAGCAACTCAAGTAACTTCTTTAATTGCAGTTTTAAGTAATGAAACAGAAACTAGAAATAGGAAAACAAAAGCATTAGATGAATTAAAGAAAATAAATCCTGAAATATTTAAGGGTTTAAAATTAGAAGAAGGAGTTGTTATTGGTTTAAATACTGCTTATGAAAATTATATAACAAATTTAAGTTCTGTTATTGCTTTAAAAATTAAGCAAAAAGAAATTGAAGATGTTACTGAAAAAATATTAAAAGCTCAAGGGGTAACTACAACTCAAGCTGAAAAAGATATTAAAGCTACTGGTAAGACTTTAAAAGATTCTTTAGATTTAAAGAAAACAGATTATCAATTAAGAAAAGAATCTACTGAAGCTACAATAAAAGAAAATAAAGAAAATATAATATTAAATGGTTTATTAGAAGAACGTAAAAAATTATTTAATTCTTTAAGAGAATTATCTCCACAAGTTAAAATAACTGGAGAAGGAGATGTATCTAAAGAAAAAACTAAACCAACTGATAAATCTAATTTAGGAGTTTTAAAAGCATATCAAGATTTTTATAAAGAAGATATTTATATTTATAAAGATTATGCAGATGCTATAACTAAAGAAGAAGAAAAACTTGCAATAAATAAAGCAAAAAAAGAAAAAGCTAGTGTTGATGAGATTTTAAGAATACATCAAAAAGCAAAAATAGATTTAGAAACTAATCAAAAAGTTTTAGGGCAAGAAATTGCAAAAATGCTTGATAAAGATGCTAAGGAACAACAAAAACAACAAAAAATAGATGATAAAGAATCATTAAAAGACCAAGAATATTTTGCCGAGCAACGAATAAAAAATATAGAAGGGCAATTAGATGTAGAATTAAAATTACATAAAAAAAATAGTGATTTACAAAGACAAGATTATCAAAAAGCTATGGCACAACTTGCCGTATTGGCAATGACATCTTTTAATCCTACAATTGCTCAAAAATTTATAGAAGCATTAAATAATTTAAGTTATAAAGAAGCAGGGCTTGAATCTCAAACATCACAACTTGCTAAATTAATTTCTAAAGATTTAACTGGTGCATTAGTTGGTATGTATGATGCTGTGCAGCATAATGAACCCCCATTACAAGCATTGGGTGATTATTTTGCTAAATTGGCTGAACAAATTGCAGCAGCAGCAGTTGAAGCAGCTATATTTGCTGCTATAATGGTAGCATTAGACCCAACAGGAGTAACTACATTTTTAGGAGGTGGGGCAAAAGGCGGTGGATTCCTTTCAATGTTTAAAAGTTTGATAGGTTTGCATGCTGATGGTGGTATAACAACTGGGCCATCATTGGGGGTAATTGGGGAAGCTGGTCCTGAAGCAATTATGCCATTAAGTAAATTAGGTAATGTTATAAATAATTCTTTTGATGCAGGTACAATGAAGAGCAATGATAATAGCAATAATGGTCAATTTGTTTTGAGAGGTAGCGATTTAGTTTTAGCTTTACAAAGGTCAAATGTTTCATTAAATCTTAGAAGAGGTGCATAATGTCATATACAAATCCACTATATAAAATAACTGCGGCAAGTAAATCAAATAAAATTATATATGTTTATTTGACAGATAACTCAAGTTATACTGGAAGTCCTATTGAATATCTTTCAACTAATTTATCCTTACAATATTTGCCTCAAAGTGATGATACTTTTGAACCTATTATTGCAAGTCAATTAAATCTTACAATAGATGTAACAGATAATCAAGAAAATATGCCTGACTTTACATCTTTAGATGATAGAAAATATTTAGTACAAGTTTATATTGGGTCAACAATTTATTGGACAGGATGGTCAATGAGTGATAGTGTAACAATAAGCTATACAACAGGAAGAAAAGAAGTATCATTTAATGCAATTGATGGTCTTGGAATGTTGAATAAAATATTATACCCAATTTCAACAAGTTTTTATCTTACAGGATTAGATACTTGTACAGATTATATTTTAAATTCTTTACAACAAATACAATTCCCAACTGGTTTAAATATAATTAATGGTATAAGTTATTTTGCAGATGGGATGTTAAATAGAACTGACGGAAGTGAACATACTCCTTTTAGCCAAACATTTATAAGATTAACTACATTTTTAGATGATGCTAGTGTTATAACAAATTGTTTAGATGTATTAAAACAAATATTAAGTTCTTTTGGTGCTAAAATATATCAAGCAGAAAATAAATGGTTTATTGTTACTCCAACTCAATTTGCTCAATCTTCTTATTATTATACAGAAACATTAAGTGATGGAACTTTAGTTGGTAGTGGTACAAGAACATCAACAAAACAAATACAAGCATTTACAGGTAATACAAGTGGATTATATTTTGTGGACAATAGTCAAAATAAAATATTAAAAAAAGGTTATAATAAAATAAAATATATAAAAGATATAAATTATCCATCTAATTTTATATCAAATGCAAATTTAAAAATATTTACAGGGGATACAGCTTTTGCTTGGACTACTTATGCAACAAGTGGTTCTGATTATGTTAAATTAAAAAATTATACAAATGCACCAAATAACTCTTGGGTTATAAGTGGTTATACAAATTCTGCAGGTATTATTCCATTAAATATTCCTGCAGTTAAATTTAATGATACTATTTCTTTATCTATAGATTTTACTAATATAGTCCCAAATTCAACTTTAACTAAAATTTGTTATGTAAAAATAACTTTAATAAGTGGCGGAATAAATTATTACTTAAATCATAATTCAGGTTGGACTACAATAGGAACAGATTATTATTATGTAAAATATGATGGCGGAGTATATCCTGCTGCCGCTCCTTCTTTAACAAAAACAGAAACAATAAATTTACCTCCAGCACCAATTGCAGGTCCATTATCAATAACTGTATATAATGATACCACTTGTATATCTTGGTGTGAAATATCAAATATGCAATTAAATGTTACTCAATTATTTAAACAAGTAACAACAGAATCATATATTAATAATATAGATGAATATGTTTATGCACCAAATATTTCATTAGGTTATAATTATTCGATAAGTGGAAAATATTATTATAGAGGTTTTTTATCTGATAGTTCAGGTAATATTTTAACCAATTGGTATAGAATGGAATACCCTAGTGATTATTATAATTCTTTATGTGAATTAATTATTAAACAATATTCAAATATATTAGAAAATAATATTATAAATATTGATAGTAGTATTTATGGGGTAGATAATAGTACAAGAACTTTAAGTATGGGTTGGATGTTAACTTCAACAGATACAGATACAGTTAATTCGGTTTCATCTAATAAATATTTAATTGGAAATTCTACTTTTAATTTAGTATCAAATGAAATACAGGCAACTTTATTAGATATAAATGATACAAATATTTCTACAACTTTAATAACAACTTATATAAATACTAATCCTGCTAGAGTTTTTGGAAGACAAAGGTCAGCAGGTCAAACAACAAGTATTGGTGCTATGGCTGCACCATTAACTTCTAATTTATTATGGCAAAATGGTCAATATTTCTATACAGATAGTAATGTTTCTTTAGCTTTTAATGGTGGTAATTTATATTATAAAGTTCAATCTGAAGATGTGGTTAGTACTCAAATATGGCATATTGACCCTGCTGGTAAAATTATAGGATTTGGTCCACGTTAAAATAAGTAAATTTGCAATATGAATAATGTAACTGGTAAGAATATAATGTTGTACTATCACAATCCGATTACTAATACGGATATTCCTTTTGCGTGTTCAACAAATTGTACTTTTAGTGTTCAAGTAGGGCAAAAAGAGGTTACAAGTCAAAGTTCGGCTTGGTATAAAGAATACAAAAATGATATTGCTTCGTGGACTATTTCTTGCGATGGGTTAATAACTTTAGAAAACTATGGTTATTTATATCTTTTAAATCTTCAGCAATCTAGGGCATCAATACAAGTTAAATTTGTGGTAGACAATGGTTCTTTGGGATTAGTTATAATTTCAGGTACTTGTAATTTAACAAGTTTACAAATAAATGGTCCTTGGAAAGATATAGCTACTTACGCAGTTAGTTTACAAGGCACGGGTGCTTATGGAACAACAGGTACATCGGTAACTCCAGGTGGAACTGTGATAGTTGCAGGTGGTGTAGTTTCAGATAAACAATATACGGCAGCAGGTGGCGAAACAACAATAACTTGGACGGATATGATAGGCAAGACTTGTCTTTATGTTTCAAGAGGCGGAGTAGATGTAAGGGATATATTAAGTTCAACTCCTTCGGGGGAGCAAGTGCAATGGAACTCTA